AGATCCAGGTAGTTGGCTTGTTATGGCTAGAACTAATTACATGCTTGATGAAATAGAACGTGACATACGATTACAAGGTATGTTGTACAAAAGAAATAATAAATTACCCATATCTGCAAAATTATTGAATGCTGTGGAGGCATGGAAAAAATTAAATAGTGGTGAAATTGTACCTTTGGCAGACATAAGAGACATATATTCATACATGTCTAGTCAAATAGGAGTAGAGAGAGGACACAAAAATCTTAAGATGGCTGACAAAGAACAATATGAACTAGAAGAACTTGTAATGCATCATGGACTACTGATGGGTGGCAGGCCTTGGGATGTAGCATTTGATAAGGTTGGTAACAGAGATAAAGAGTATTTACGTGCCATAGAAATTAGAGGTACAATATCAAAAGATCCTAAAATAAATATAAGCACCATACACGGTGCAAAAGGTGGAGAAGCAGACAATGTCATGTTGCTTACAGATTTATCAAGGAAATCACAAGAAGCGATGGAAAAGGATTCGGATGACGAATGCCGTGTGTTTTATGTAGGAGCAACACGTGCTAGAGAAAATCTACATATAATACAGCCGCAGAGAGATGGAGGATTCATAATATGAGTTTTAGTACAGGCATTTCTAGCTCAAATTCTAGTATGAAAAAAGAAGACATACTAGAAGAAGCTAGTAGAATAGTCTCTAGAGATAGAAATTTATCTCATGGAGATGCATTTAATAATCACGCAGAAATAGCAGAATATTGGAATATTTTTTTAGATAAAAAATTACAAGCAATGGCTAGCATTACTGCAGACGACGTAGCTTTGATGATGATATTGTTAAAAATATCTAGAAATAATCAAGGTAAAAAAATAAACATGGATAATTTTGTCGACATGGCAGGTTATGCAGCAATAGCAGGAGAAATAATTGACTCAGGATCTATATAAAACAGTTACATCAAATTGGGTTGCACCTACAGAGTTTCCAAACATAGAGGGACGTGTAGCGATTGACCTAGAAACGTGTGATCCGGATTTAATAAAGCATGGACCAGGTTGGCCAACTAAGAGAGGTAAGGTGATAGGTATAGCTATAGCCACCGCATCGTTCAAAGCTTATTATCCAATTTCACACGAGGGTGGTGGTAACATGGACGAAAAAAAAGTTGTTAAATATATAAAATCTATTTGTGATAATGATGCTGTAGAAAAAGTATTTCACAATGCACAGTATGACATTGGTTGGTTGTGGTCTTTAGGTATAGAGGTCAAAGGTAAAATACATGACACCATGGTTGCTGCAGCTTTAATAGATGAAAATAGATACTCGTATACATTGAATAGCATTGTACATGAATATTTAGGTGAATTTAAAAATGAGCAAAAATTAAAAGAAGCGGCAGAAGCTTTTGGTGTCGATCCAAAATCTGAAATGTATAAGTTACCTGCAGAATTTGTAGGTGAGTATGCAGAAGCTGACGCAGATCTTACATATAAATTACATGAGAAATTAACTTGGGAGATAGTTAAAGACAATCTTACCACAGTGTATGATGTTGAGTGTAGATTAATTAATGTAATATTTCAAATGACTAGACGTGGGGTTAGGTTCGATACTGTTAAGTGCGAGCAATTAAATACAAAATTTCATAACAAAGAAAAGAAGTTAATGAAACGTATTAAAGATCTTACAAATCTTAGTGTAGAGATATGGGCTGCAGCTTCTATAGCTAAAGCATTTGATGCTTTAAATTTACCTTACGAAAGAACTGATAAAACAGGTTCTCCATCATTTACAAAGATGTTTCTTACTGATCATCCTCATGAATTACCCAGGTTGATTATGCAAGCAAGAGAGCTAAATAAATTACGAGGAACATTTTTACATGGCCTTATGAATTATACAAATGATGGTAGAATACATGCACACATTAATCAAATTAGGTCTGATACTGGTGGTACTGTCAGTGGTAGGTTCTCTTATAACCATCCTAATTTACAGCAGGTACCCAGCCGTGGTCAGTTTGCTAAGGACGTTAGGAAATTATTCATTCCTGAAATGGGTGAATATTGGCTCAAGGCAGATTACTCGCAACAAGAACCAAGACTCTTAACACATTGGGCGTGCCTCGTGGACCAACCAGGTGCACATGATGTGAAAGAGGCATATCAAAAGAAAGATTTAGACTTTCATCAACAAACAGCAGACATGGCAGGAGTGGATAGAAGATTAGCAAAAACAATTGGTCTGGGTGTTATGTATGGCATGGGTTATAATAAACTTGCACGTGAATTGGATTTAGAACCACAAGAGGCAAAAGAAATGTTAAAAGACTTCCGTGGTAAAGTTCCTTTCATGCAGGGTATGTTGGAAGCAGTAATGAATCGTGCTAATTCTAAAGGTATAATTAGAACTTTACTTGGCCGTAAATGTAGATTTGATCTTTGGGAACCTACACAGTGGGGTGTACACAAACCATTACCATTGAATCAAGCTAAAGTAGAGTACGGTGATGCTATAAAAAGATATGGTACATACAAGGCTCTTAATAGGCTAATTCAAGGATCAGCTGCAGATCAAACAAAAAAGGCAATGGTAGATGTGTATGAACAATTAAAAGTTGTGCCATTAATACAAGTACATGATGAATTAGATTGTTCTGTCAAAGATGAAAGACAAGCTAAAAAAATAAAAGAGGTCATGGAAACATGTGTAAAATTAGAAGTGCCATCTAAAGTTGATATAGATCTAGGAGAAAGTTGGGGACAATGAGTTGGATATGTAAAACACTAATGGTTTGTTTAACATTTAATCCTATTATGGATTACACAAACAACGATGAATTTGTAGAACAAGTGCGAGCTTGTGCATTGCATCTTAATTCTATGCACGCAGAACAAGATAGAGTGCCTGTTGATTTAATTGTTGCGCAAGCAGTGCATGAATCAAATTGGGGTAAGTCTAGATTTGCTGTGGAAGCAAACAACCTCCTTGGGATACGCACATTTGACCCAGGTGATGATCAACTAAAGCCGCTAGATAATCCTAATGCGACGTGGGGGCTTAGGATCTTTGAGACAAAGTGCGAATCCATCTCATATTATATTGATTTGTTAAATCACAATCATCATTATTATAAGTTTAGAAGTGAGCGAATAAGTCAACATTTTAGCGATAAAATTGATTTAGAGAGATTAGCCAAGACACTTGCAATATATGCTGAAGACGTATATTATACGCAAAAAATAATCAGAACAATTAGAGAACTAGAGGCCTATGACAGAGACTAAAAAACCCGGGTACAGAGAACAAGGAAAAGCTAGAGCAACGATAAAGAAAAACAATTTTGCAATTAATCCGGAGCAGATGGAATATGAGAGAAGAAAAGTTCTTGAACAAATGTCTACGAAAGTTGATCAAAAGAAGCTCAACAATATGGCAGCAGTTGCAGCAACAAAAGAACCAGAATACTTTGACGAAGAAGGAAACAAAAGAGAGCCAACCATGCGCGTTTTATCACTCGGTGCAGGGGTTCAGTCATCCTGTTTGGCGCTCATGGCACAAGAAGGATTAACAAAACACAAACCAGATTACATGATATTTGCAGACACAGGGTGGGAACCTAAGTTTGTATATGAGCATGTAGAGTATTTAAAAAAGGCTATAACCATTTGTCCGATTATCACTGTTCAAAGAGGAAACATCAGAGAAGACCTTATTAAAGCAGCGAACCCAGAACCAGGGTCTAGAGAAGCGGAAAAATCTTTTGCAGGACGTGTACCAAACCCACCGTTGTTTGCATCACGTCCTAATGAAGGAGGAAAGAAAAGAGTTGGCATGCTATACAGACAGTGCACTCATGATTATAAAGTTATACCAATACAAAAAAAGATAAGAGAACTTCTTGGTATCAAACCAAGACACAGAGTTAAAAAAGACATGATAGTAGAACAATGGATAGGAATATCTACAGATGAAGCCATGCGTATGAAGAACGCTAGGCTGCCTTGGTTATTCTCACGTTGGCCTTTAATAGAAATGAAAATGTCACGTATGGATTGTCTTAATTGGTACAGAGATATAAAGAAACATCCTATGCCAGGTAAATCATCATGTATTGGTTGTCCATATCATCACAACGATCAATGGCGTAACATGCAAAAGAATTATCCAGAAGATTTTGCAGACGCTGTAGAAGTAGACAATTTAATTAGACATGGTTTAAAAAACACTACCACGGAATTATTTTTACACAAATCTGCTAAACCATTGGGAGATATAAATTTTTTAGCTCCTAAAAAACAACCAAGTTTGTTTGGAGAAACATTTGATGAAGAATTTGCTGATGAATGTGAGGGCTTGTGTGGAGTATAATAAAAGCTGTGTCCGCGAAGGCCCACAATACAAATGCTATGTTTGTAAACAATGGTTTGATAAGTTGGTTTATTGGTTGGACAAGAAATTTAACCCGGATCAAAAATATAGAATAATATTTTTATGTGGTCCACAGTGCGCAACGGAGAAATATGAGCGAAGTAATAAGTAAAATACCAATACAAGATACAAGATTGTTTTACAAACGTTGGAACAATTATGAAAATCTAAATAATTTATTGATGACAGAAATAGAGAAAGAAAGAGGTAACAATCCTGGTGGCATGGTAAGCACCAATCCTGGTTGTTGGCGTAGCATGTTTAAATACAAATGTGAGAAAGAACTTATGAAACCAATTGGTATGATTATGTCAGCTTACATGGATCATTACTTTCCTAAAAAGCCTATGGATGCAAGCATAACGTACTGGACGAACGTAAATGAAACAGGCAGTAATAATATATTTCATTCACATTACCGTGCAGACGCAGATCTATCAGGTGTATATTATGTGCAAGGAGCTAACACAGGTTTAATTAGATTTGCTACACATGAACAAATGTATCGTATGATACCTAATCACATGCCACATGCAAACATGATGGCACATTCACCCAGTGATGGTGATGTACTTTGTTTTCCATCTTATCTTTTACATGATGTAGACATAAACAAAAGTAACAGACAGCGTATTACAATTGCATTTAACGCAAAAATAAAATTTAAAGAAGAATCAAATGTAATAAATATGCCCGATAGGAGTAAAAAAGATGAATAATGACTTTTATGATAACATGAAAAAGGAACAATATATGCTAGATGACAGTTATCGTGAGTCATTACGTCAAAAACACGAAAGAATGGCTGTTTGGGACCCTGGTGAAAAAACCCCGGTTTTCAGCCAAATAAAAAAGCTCATAATTGCCCGGTATCGGGCTTTAAAGAAGTGGGCTGTGTGTTTGTACCCGGGTAAAAGACTAAAATGACTCAATTATTTGTCCTGGTCATTAGTTTGTGGGGTTTTGATGGTAACGAGTGGGTTTATGTTGGCAATCAAATTGTATTAAACGAACCCATGATAAAAGAGGAGTGTATGAAGATGAGAGAAGACTGGTCGTGGCATGAGCAAAATGAATTCTATCGTTTTTCTATAGAATGTCATGAAGCATGATAAATGTGGCACACCTGATTGTTGTCAGGAATGTGGACCAATACAAACTAAATTAAATAGATACGTACAAATACTTGATAACATAG